ACATAGAGATAGCCCGCCGCCGATTGAGGCGACCTACGCAAGCTTCGGAGCCACTATGGCGGGCTAGCTGTATCTTGGGCACAAGCAAGCTTGTACCCGCTTTTCAATACAATCTGAATGTGTTAAATTTATTTAAGTAATTTTATTATATTAACCCTAAAATGCTAGGTTGTTAAGCTAACGCATACTGACCCTAAAATGCTAGGTTGTTAAACTATAATTAAGTTCTTCGTGTTTAGCTAAACATGAAGGTGCAGGACCAGTAACCAACATAACACCACATATTTTTTCACACTCATAAGAAGTAGTTATTAAATTTGCAGATCCAGAATTAAGTTCTTCTTCTAAAGCAACAAGTTGTGATTTACCAGCAACATTGTATAACAAACTAGAACCTCGTTTAGAAGTTAATGAAAACATTAAATTATTAAACAATCCACTCCAAGTAGAAATAATATGAGTTTTCTTTAAAGTACCAGGTAACAAAGTAACCTTTCCAGCTTTATAACAGTTATTAAAATAATCTGGATTTGGTGGCTCTTTAAAATCTTCAGAAGGAGTTAAATCCTGTGCTCTATTCAAAAATACTCCTCTTGATAACATACGATTAAGTCTAAAATTCTGTTTTTGTTTAACTTGAGGAACACCACCAGCAAATTGATACAATGTACCTTTCAGTGGTTGAGCATCAATTGCTTCAGTAACAATAGTACCACTTTCAGCACCTTTTGTCACATTCTGTACAATCAAATTACTACGACTATATATTTTCATTGTTTCATTCTTCATATTCAAACTAGCCTTTAATCGGTAATTTGAATCATTTCCAGCCGAACCATATCTATCTTTAGCATACAATATAACATGATTTATAATAGGAAACGTAGTTAAATCAGTTTCTTTCAAAATATTATGAATAAAATCATAAAAATTAAAAGTATTTCCATTAAAATTTGCACCACTAATACTCTCCAAAGTATCTGTTGGTTGAGTTTCATAATCCAAATCAGTAGTAGCACCAGTATCAATATTTTCAGTAACAAGTTGAAATTTAAACATTTCACTATTATTAATATTATCCGTGCAAGGCAATCTTTCCTTGGTAGATGTAACATTATATCCACCCTTCTTAAACAATTTTCTAAGAATAGCCAAACAAATTGTTCTAGTTATCTGTTCTTCATCAAATGTACTATGCCCAATATATACACAATCAGGAGAACTAACTTGTCCATAAACTTCTTTGTTAAATACAACTCCATTGTTCTGATAAATATCCAATGAAGTTTGGTAACCCTTTTTAGGTTTACCAAATTTAGCTACTACACCTCCTGATTTATAACGCATATTATTTTCGGGTAACATCTCTACATCCAAGTTTGGAGCAAGATAATCATAAGTTCTCTTGCCAGCCACCATAGCTCCTCCAACATCAGATACAATCCAACCTAATGTAGAAGCAGCAGCAGTACCAGCCATTTGCTTCCCATATTCCTTCCAAGTTCTATTACGTTTTTTAATTTGCTTATACGATGCAGAAGATCGTGAAGCTGGACGAGACCTCTTAGAAGAACGAGTATCATACATATCGTACTTATAATTAGAAGAATCTGTATTTTTTCGTTTCATTATTTTTATTAAGTAAACTATCTACGTCTTAAAACTCTTCGTCTTCGGACCGGTGCACGCACTTGGACCCTACTACGATATGGTAACCGTGAGCGACGAACAACCCTACGAGGTGTGATACGACGGCGACGATAATTAGAAGTGGCTCTTCGGACATACATTTAAATTTTTTATTAGTCAAACTCAGTAATAATTAATCTACGCGTTAAAGCAGCTAATGTTTCTTCATCAAGCATTGGATACCACATTACTGGAGAAATGTTTGAAGTAATCCAAATACATTTAGCTTTCAAAGGCTTCGAACTTCCTTTAATCTCCACTCTGACCGGATATCGGTCAAGCCATCGCAATAAATGGGAAATGTCGATACCTCCTCGAAATTCATCGATAACAATATTTTCTTCATCATTGTAACCATCCCAAAATTTTGTTCGGGGATCCTTGCAGTAAGCATCCAACCCTGCTTCATCCCATGCCCTTCTAGATTTGCCAGTTCCAGTTTTGCCCCAGAAGACCATACATCTTCGCTCCATTCCTGTAGGCTTTGAATAATCGGAGCTAATTGCACGAATGGTCCTGTAACTAACCACTCGTACGTTCGCAGGGATTCGATCAAGATCTCCGGACTTGGCGGCGGCCCAAACAGACTCCCATTCGACTTTCTCGTTTCTCGCAAAAGGTTTTGCTCCCATTTCGAATTGGGTTCCCATAATCGCAGATTCCTCTTTCTGGCAATAGGTGGTGGCAGCACTTGATCTTGAGAGTTCAGCATGACAGGGCCCAAAGGTGTTTCTAACTCCGGATAAAGACTGCTTGGATTTGAATGCGACCATAACTTGCCAATGTAGGAATCCATTTGTGCTTCCTTTTTCCAGTTGTCCAACAATGTACGACACGTTCGGGGGGGTGTATGGAATGAACTCATGTTGAGGGATAGTTAAAAGCCAAAAAATTCCTTGTCTACGTGTCATTAATCTTTCTTACTATTTATATGTTTTATATATGAAACTTTCACTTAGGACCCGAAAACCACGTGTCAGTACATTTTGTCACAGTTTTACCCTATGTGACTTGGATGTAGGACCCTATGTGGCTTGATATTGGGGAGTGAGAATTGAGAACCGCTCTTAGTAAGTAATACTGAGCGGTTCGATTCTCACTTTTTGGCTAACTGTCCTAGGTTGTTAAGCTAACGCATACTGACCCTAAAATGCTAGGTTGTTAGCAATTAACATAGAGATAGCCCGCCGCCGATTGAGGCGACCTACGCAAGCTTCGGAGCCACTATGGCGGGCTAGCTGTATCTTGGGCACAAGCAAGCTTGTACCCGCTTTTCAATACAATCTGAATGTTGTTATACAATTTTTTTATTAATTTTATTATATTGACCCTAAAATGCTAGGTTGTTAAGCTAACGCATACTGACCCTAAATGCTAGGTTGTTACAGTGCTTTATTTATTTCAGAACTAGCATAAGTTTTCATTATTGGGTCAATCTTGTTAGTAGTAACATAACATGAAAAATCAGCTTGAGCTTCATATTGAACAATAATTGGATTAGTGCTACCAGAATTTAAACGTTCTTCTAAAGCAATCAATACACAATCTCCTACTTTCTGTCTTCTATTCCCAACACCATTATACCATGCTAATTTCCGAACAAAATCTGGAAAATATTTATCAATACTATTTGAAATATAAACATCCTTCAAATCTCCAGGTTCCAAAGTTACACTAGAAGATTTAGAACAATTGGACCAAAATGAAGGACTTGGTGGTTCTTGTAATTGTGGATCATAACCTGTTTCATTACCAGATATTAACTTAATGGTGTCAGCACTCCATCTGGAAAACAAACTAACTAAATTAGGAATAGCAGTAGTATTATTCATCTGTTTAAGATCAGGATTAGCCTTTTTAAAATAATACATTTTCCCTTTCAAAGGTTGTGCATCAATTACATCCAAACTAGTAGTTGAACCAGCAACAGCACCTTTAGTACGATTTTGAACTACCAACTTAACAGTAGAAAAAAAATGAACCATTTCATTTTTCAAATTAAGTGTTGCAGCCAACTTTCCAGTTGTTATAGAACCATTATCTGTCTGATATAACTTCATACTAACACAAATTCTATCACTCGCCGCATTTGCATAATTAATTATTGCCTGCTTAAGACCAGAATTATTCGCCATTGTATTTAATGTTTCAGGATCAGTCGCAGGATAAGTAACTTCATTCATATTACCAGCTCCATCCTCATACTGCATTCGTAATGTATAACCATAAGAAGTTAAAGTTCCTGCAGGATAAGTAATTTCATTCAAAAAAGGTGCATCTGCATTCGAAATATGTACACCAGCTTGTTTAAGAATCTTCCTACACAATGCTTTGGCTACATGAAAAGCAAATTCCGGAATATTACAAGTAGTTGCTCCAACCCAAACAATATCCGTGCCTTCACAACGACCATGAGTTTCAATTGTTCCAGCTGAACCCTTAGTTAACACAATATCTTTAATAGTTGGTGTAACCCTAACAGGTTGAGCAAAACCTCCTTTAAAAAAACCAGAACCACCACGGGCTTGCCCTGTCCTACCCATTGTCTGTGTTTTTTTTGAAGAAGAAGATTTAGAACGTTTAGAAGACCTTGCATAATCATCTTGTAAATCAGCTAATCTCTTATAAGCTGCACGACTAAGGTGTGCCGTTGTTAATGCAAGAGTACGAGAACCAGAACCAGGTGGTGTCACCAAAGACATTATTTTTTATTAAGGAAACTATCTACGTCTTACAATTCTTCGTCTTGTTCTCGGGGCGCGCACTGTGAGGACCCTACTACGATATGGTAACCGTGGGCGACGAACAACCCTACGAGATGTGACACTGCGGCGACGATTATAAGTAAAAACTCTTCTTGCATACATATTTTTTTATTAAGTAAACTCGGTAACAGTTAATCGTCGCATTAAAGCACTTAAAGTTTCTTCATCTAACATTGGATACCAAACAGTAGGACAAATATTAGATGTAATCCAAATCTTCTTCGCTTTTAAAGGTTTAGATGCTCCTTTAATTTCCACTCTGACCGGATATCGGTCCAACCATCGTAACAAATGGGATATGTCGATTCCTCCTCGAAATTCATCGATAACAACGTTTTCTTCATCTTGATAACCGTCCCAGAATTTCGTGCGGGGATCTTTGCAGTAAGCATCCAAGCCAGCTTCATCCCATGCACGTCGACTTTTGCCAGTTCCAGTTTTTCCCCAGAACACCAGGCATTCACGCTCCATTCCTGTTGCTCTTGAATAATCTGAACCAATGGCTCTAATGGTCCTATAATTGACCACACGTACATTTGCGGGAATTCTTGATAAATCTCCGGACTGGGCGGCGGTCCATACGGATTCCCATTCAACTTTAACATTTCTGGAAAAGGGTTTCGCTCCAAATTCAAACTGAGTTCCTTCAATGGCCGTCTCTTCTTTCTGGCAATACAAGGTGGCTGCAGAAGATCTTGAGAGTTCGGCGTGGCAGTTTCCAAATGTTTCTCTGACACCATTGAGAGACTGTTTTGATTTGAAGGCGACCATAATTTGCCAATGACAGTATCCACTTTCTTTGCCTTTTTCAAGTTGGCCAATAATGTATTGCACGTTTGGGGGGGTGTACGGTAAGAAGAGTTCATGAGGGATAGTTAAAAGCCAAAATATTCCTTGTCTGCGTTGTGTCATTAATTCGCTGACTTTTTTCTCTTCTTATATACTACGTGTGGCTTGACTTTGGGGCGACATAGTGTGGCTTGAAACTCCGACCCTATGTGGCTTGGATGTGGGACCCTATGTGGCTTGAGAATAGGGGTGAGAACTGAGAACCGCTCTTAGTAAGTAATACTGAGCGGTTCGATTCTCACTTTGGCTAACTGTCCTAGGTTGTTAAGCTAACGCATACTGACCCTAAAATGCTAGGTTGTTAAGCTAACGCATAGGAACATTGAGATAACCCCCCGCCGATTGAGGCGACCTACGCAAGCTTCGGAGCCACTCTGGGGGGTTAGCTGAATCTTGGGCACACAGCAAGCTGGTACCCGCTTTTCAATACAATCTGAATGTTGTTACATTATATTTTAATTTATTTATTATATTGACCCTACAATACTAGGTTGTTAAGCTAACGCATACTGACCCTAAACATCTAGGTTGTAAACTGTTTCTTCATGTTTCGCAATACAAATTGGTTTAGTACCAGTAATCAACATAACACCAATGTTCTTCTCACATTGATACGAAGCAGTAATAGAATTACTTGAACCAGAATTAAGGGCTTCTTCTAAAGCAATCATTTGAGATTTACCAGGTGTATTAAATACCAAAGTAGCCCCTCGTTTAGTTGTTAAAGAACCATATAAAACATTATTAAAATATCCAGACCAATTAGATGTAATATCTGCTCTTTTCATACTTCCAGGTTCTAAACCAACTTTTGAAGCTTTATAACAATTGTTAAAAGTAGATGGAATTGGTGGTTCTTTAAAATCTTCAGCTGGAACTAAATCCTGTGCTCTATGTAAAATAATACCACTACTTCTAATAATACTAAGTCCATAATTACCACGTTGCTTCGAAGCAGGACAACCACCTGCAAATTGATAAAAAAATCCTTGCAAAGGTTGTGCATCTACAGCAGTATCATCGGCTGATCCACTTACAGCACCTTTCGTGACATTCTGAACTACTAAACGACTATGAGAATAAATTTTCATAACTTCATTCTTCATATTCAAACTGGCCTTTAATCTATAATTCGAATCACCTCCACTGATTCCATAACGATCTTTAGAATAAAGAACAACATGTGATAATATTGGTGAAGTTATACTATCATTTTGTCCAATACACCTAAACATATAATCATAAAAACTGAAAGTTTGTCCAATAAATATAGATGTAATAATTGATTCCAATGTATCAGTAACAACTGTTTCATGATCATAACTAACAATTGCACCAGTTTCAAAATTTTCAGTAACAACCTGAAACTTAAACCCAGTACTATCAGTAATATTATCTTTAAATGGAAATGTTTCTTTTGTTGTAGTTGGATTATAACCTGCTTTCTTAACTAATTTTCTAAGAATAGCTAAACATATAGTTGTTGTTAATTGATCGTGATCAAAGGTACTATGACCTAAATAAACACAATCAGGAGAAACAACTTTCCCATAAGTTTCCTTATTAAACACTATTCCATTAGCTTGAAACTTTTGCAAAGGTGTATAAAACTTCTTGCTCGGCTTAGCAAACTTTTTATTTCCATAAGAAACAGCACCTCTTGACATTGTTTTTTTTTGGGTAATTCCTGCTGCTTCAAGTAATGGAAGCATATTGTCCTCTTCTTTCATATCTTCATCAAGATCAGGAGCCAAATAATCCCATGTTTTACGTCCAGCAACCATGGCACCACCAGTATTTGCTCCAATAAAACCTAATGTTGAAGCAGCAGCAGTACCTACAGCTTGTTTGCCAAACTCCTTCCACGTTCTTTTTCGAGTTGCTGGTTTAGATTTAAATCTTTTTGATCCACGAGTATCATACATATCATACTTATAATTAGTAGAATCAGAAGATTTTCGTTTCATTATATTTTATTAAGTAAACTATCTACGTCTCAAAGTTCTTCGTCTTCTGATCGGTGCACGCACTTGGACCCTACGACGATATGGTACCCGTGAGCGACGAACAACCCTACGAGGTGCGACACTACGCCGACGATTATAAGTAGAAACTCTTCTTGCATACATAATTTTTTATTAAGTAAACTCGGTAACAGTTAATCTTCGCATTAAAGCACTAAGAGTTTCTTCATCTAACATTGGATACCAAACAGTAGGACAAATATTAGATGTTATCCAAATCTTCTTCGCTTTTAAAGGTTTAGATGCTCCTTTAATTTCCACTCTGACCGGATATCGGTCCAACCATCGTAACAAATGGGATATGTCGATTCCTCCTCGAAATTCATCGATAACAACGTTTTCTTCAT